CTGTAAAGATAGAGGATATGAATTCATAATCATTACTGAGAATGAATTAGGCCTGAAATAACATATAAATAGTACATGGCTGAACAGATCAAAGACATATTTAAAAAGAACCCATACGACCTTAAACAAGCAGCTCTTAGGTCTAAAGCATGGTTTCAACAGCAAGCTATATTGCTTGGTAGACAGAATATTACCCGCCAAAAGGTAATGAATTCTGACTCATCTAAAGTTAAAGCGCAAGTCGTACCAGGCAGCATGTATATGTTCATGTATGATCCTAAATACAAAGATGAATTACCATACTATGATATGTTTCCACTAGTATTCCCATTTAAGAGGGTTGCAGGTGGTTTTATGGGATTAAACTTACACTATATCCCATATCAGATGCGTGTCATGTTATTACAAAGATTGATGGAGTTTGCAACAGATAAGACTCTTACAGAGAATACAAGACTCAAGCTTTCATGGAGAATGATATCTGGAGTGTCAAAGTTTAAGTGGGCAGAACCATGTGTTAAGCATTATCTTAATGATCATGTTAAGTCTACGTTTAGAAAAATAGATCCACCTGATTGGACTACTGCATTATTATTACCAGTAGAACAGTTTGTGGGAGCTAATAAGAATAAAGTCTGGAAAGACTCACTAGGATACTAGATGGCAACATTAAATGAATTCATATCTACAGTAGCTGGCGAAGGACTGATGCGTACTTCAAGGTTCGCAGTCATGTTTAATGTTCCTGGAGCTATCACCGAAGGGCAGTACAATAGAAACCTTAGAAAGGTATTGTTATACTGTGATAACATTAATTTACCTGGTATAACTCTTGAGACTACGGCTGCTAAGACTTTTGGTGAACACCGTGAGATGCCTTATAACAAGTTGTTTGATACTATCAATATGGGTTTCTATGTAGATAACTCTATGTCAGTCAAATTATTATTTGATAATTGGATGGGAGCAATCCAAGATCCAGTAACACGCAACTTTAATTATTATAGAGAGTACATCACAGACATAGTAATAGATGTATTTGATGTAGCAGATAAGAGTCGTTATCAAGTTACACTATTCCAATGCTACCCTAAAGCTTTAAATCCTATACAGATGGACTACGGCAATAAGGATGTGATGAAGATGACTGTAGCAATGAACTACAAGTATTGGACATCTTCTGCAACTACTAATACATATGGAGGTACTCCAGGAGATATTGGAAGTCAGACGTTTTCTAATGCACAAAATTCATTAAATCAATATCTTGGTGATACAGCAAAAGTACCTGACACATACTTTACAAACTTTAATCAATATCAAAGTAGTTATAACTCATTTGAGCAAGGTCGCGCTTCGTTATTCTCATCAGAAACCGCTTCAGTTGGACGTGGAAGCACAATTTTTTAAGGAAATAAAATGGCAGATATAAAACAAGGCGTAAGTAGTAATGCTTACCAGCATTTAAAAGAAGCAGATACAAACGGAGACGGATACGTCAGCAGCGAAGAGCTTGCTATGTACCTAGAATTTAAACGTAGAGAGCTTGAAGATCAAGACGCTCAACGTGATGCTATGCGTAAGATGACATGGTTCGCTCTATGGGGTATGTTACTCTATCCAGTAACTATCGTTATAGCTTCTTATCTTGATGTAGATGATGCAGCTAAGATCATTGGCAATATTGCTCCTACATACTTTGTAGCTATCTCAGCTTTAGTCGCAGCTTTCTTTGGTGCTAATGCATACTCAGCATCAAAAAAGTCTGAGGCGGCCGTTCCGCCGCCAAGACCGTCATTCCCAACCCAAGCACCAATGGTTGTAAATGAACCTGATCCTGCACCTCCAGTATTTGGTGCTGATCCTCCAGCAGATACTGGTAGAGTAACACCAACACGTAAGATTACGTAATATAAAGGTATTATTATGAAAGCTGATGACAATTTATCAAAGATATTTGATGTAGAGCCTCTTAAACCAGGCGAAGTTGCAAGTATGGGACAAGAGATTGTCCCAGCTTCTAACAAGGTAGATGAGAACGTTAACTATGATTATGATTCTGCCCGAAACAACCTACATAAGTTATTGAATCAGGGACAAGATGCACTGTATCATGCGCTAGAGATAGCCAAACAGTCTGAGCATCCAAGAGCATTTGAAGTAGTAGGCAACTTAATGAAACAATTGGCTGACACTAATGAACAGCTGTTAGCATTAAGTGAACGTAAACAGAAGTTGGATGCACCTAAGGCTAACGCTGAAGGCCAACCAAATAAACAAGTCACTAACAACAACGCAATATTTGTGGGATCTACAAGTGAATTGAGCAAGATGATTAAAGATATGAATAAAGGAGAATAGTATGGCATTACCAAAGATGAATGCACCATTATATAACGTGACGATACCTTCAACAAAGAAGGAAGTAAAGTTTAGACCGTTCTTAGTTAAAGAAGAGAAAGCTCTCTTACTAGCTCAACAGTCTGAAGATCCAAAGGTCATGGTTAATACTCTTAAAAGTATAATTGAGAGTTGTATAGCAGATGAAGTAGACGTTGATAAGTTGGCTATATTTGATTATGAGTATTTATTTACTCAGATTAGATCAAAGTCTGTAGGAGAGATCGTAGAATTGATATTCTTATGCGATGACTGTACAGATGAAAAGGCTAAGACTCAGCTCAACATCGATATTACTAAATTTCAGGTAGAATTCCCTGAAGGACATGTTAATACTATACCATTGTTTGATGACGTAGGTATCGTGATGAAGAATCCTGGCATCGATACGCTAGATAAGCTTGAAAAGCTAGATGACAAAGACGTTAATACTATATTTAATATTGTAGCTGAATGCGTAGAAAGCATCTATACTACAGAAGAAGTATTTAACGTTAAAGAACAGACAAAAGAAGAAGTCATAGAGTTCCTTGAGAACTTAACTCAAGAGCAATTTAAGAAGATTGAAAACTTCTTTGTGACGATGCCTAAATTAAGACAAACAATCGAATATGATTGTCCAGTATGTGCTAAGCATCATGTTAAGTCAATGGAGGGTCTGGCAAGTTTTTTTTAATTAATCTCAGTCACGAGAGCTTGTCCAACTATTATAAGATGAACTTCGCTCTCATGCAATACCACAAGTATTCGTTGACTGAGATTGAAGAGATGTTCCCATTTGAACGCGAGATCTATGTAGCAATGTTAGTTAAGTACTTAGAAGAAGAGAAACAAAAACTGGAAAATAGGTAATGGCAAAAAGAAGCGGTTTAACATTTAAAGACGAAAAAGAGTTTGCTAAGGAGTTTACTCCTCAGAAGCTACATCCTTCTGCACTAAAGCAAATCGTCGAACAGCTACGTGCGCAAAATATTAAAGCTGATGTTAAACCGGCTTTAGATCCAGCTAAGATATCAGCAGATCCAGCAAAAGCAGAATCAGTCGCAAAGCAAGAACAAAGCTTAAAAGAAGAGACTAAGCATGCTGAGAAGCGTACTGATAAGTTAATAGAAAGCCAAAAGAAACTAACTACTAATATAGACAAACTAGCTAATCATATGGCTAATGCTGTAGCACGTAATAAGGTCGGTGCTACACGAGCTGAAGAGATAGCTGGTAAACAAAAGCTAGATTACAGGACTGTAGGACAACAGTTTAAAGATAAACTGATGGGTCGAGGTGGTGATAAGTGGGATAGAGAGTCATTAAAATATAAGTTTGGTTCTGTGCGTGGTATAGCTGGAACTTTAGGTCTTCGTGGTATACCTGGTTTTGATAATGCTATGGCTAAACGTGAAGAGATTAAACAAACTGCTACACGTATGACTGAAATGAATGCTGGTATGCAGAATCTTAAAGGTTTTGCTGTAAGAGATGCAGAAGGTAAAGTTAATCAAGAAGCATCTAAGAAAAACGTTGAAAAGTATTACCAAGAAAAAGGTAAGAAAGCCGAAGTAGCTAAAGCCAATTTACAGTCAGAAGAATATAACAGAAATAAGTTTAGAGAAGCTGGTATATCAGACGAAGAGTTTGATAGAACATCTGGCGGTAAACAACAAAATAAAAAACTTGCTGAAGCAGGACAAGCTGTAATCAATACTGATCCTAGGATGCAAGGCGAGAAAAAGGGTGCATTAGGCGGTGAGGACAGTGATAAGTTAAACGTTTCTCAAGAAGAGTCATCTCAACTCAAAGCAATAGAAGATATATCAAGACCATCGCAAGAACTCGTAGCGATCACAAGAGCAGAGAACGCTCGTAAAGAAAAGGCTGATCATGAATTATTGGCTGCTGTACAAAACATTAAAGCTGTAGGTGGTGAAGGCGGTGGAGTAGGTGGAGTAGGTGATGCATTAGGAAAAATTGGTGGAAAAGGTAAAGGCGGTAAACTAGGTAGATTAGGTAAATTAGGTAGAGCAGCAAATATAGCATCAAAAGCAGCACCAGTTGCAGAAGCCGCTGGAAGTGCAGCTGTTGCAGGTGAAGGCGCACTAGCTGGAGGTGCAGCATTAGCTGGAGAAGGCGCAGCTGTCGCAGGTGGAGGAGGTATGTTAGCTGCAGGAGGAGCAGCACTAGCAGCTGCAGCACCATTCATATTAGGCGCAGCAGTAATAGGTGGTATTGGATATCTTGGCTATAAAGGATACCAAAAATGGAAGAAAAATAAAGAAGAAAAAGCTAAATTAGGAAATAAAGCTCAAGAAAACTTAAATGAAAAACAAGCTATTCAAGGTCCCGTAGAAAAAGCTAATGAAGTTATGCAAAGATCATCTGATAATGAATCTGCTAAGTTTACTGGATCACTTAATAAGTCTCCAACAAATATAGTCAATGCTCCTACTACTATATCCAAAAGCACCCAGAATACTGCTATGCATGTACCTATACGAGATTATGACCATTCAATCAGGTCATACTATAGGTCAAGGTTTGCTAGCTAATATAACAAACGCTATAGCTGAAGTACTCTCATCTGCTAAAGATAAATGCACGTCATTAATACCGTTCTGATTCAAATAATCTTGTAAGTCTTCATCGAACTTTAACAATGGTTTACCTAAGTCATTATGGTAAACTGTAATATGTTTGAGTATTGCTGGATATTTAAAGCCAGTTCCCAATGCCTTTACGAAGGCTTCCTTTGCAGCAAATCTCTTTGCTAGAAACTTTGGATGGTTCTTTATTGAATCATAATCTAAGATCTCATCATCACTTAACATGTTATGAGCGTATTGTTGCCCAATCTTACGCAAAGAATGGGCAACTCTACTGACCTTGACAATATCTGTGCCAATGCCATATATCATATTAAGCCTCGTCAGCTATCTTTTGAAAGAATGACATAACATCTTCGTCATCTTCATTGATCTCTGGAGCTTTAGTAATAGTCATACCTCCTGCATTGGGCTGTGGAGCGGCTGCATATGAAGTTGTATATGTAGGAGCAGCAGCAGAAGCAAATGATCTAGGTTCTGCTACAGGTAACGGCTCATTAGTAAGCTGTTCTGCTGTAGGAACTTGACCATCACCACTTAATACTGAATCCAACTTAGTCTTAAGTTCTTCATATGACTTGAAGTTCTTAGCTTCAAGGAACTCTGCTAATTTAACTTGCTTATTAGCAACAGCTAAGATAGCTTCATCGCTTGGTGCCACTGGAGTTGGCTCAGCGAATGCTGATTGGTCATAATTAGGGTAACCTTCAACCGTACGCATACGGATCTTAAAGTTTGCACCTTCCCATAGATCAAACACATTGACTGGTTTCTCATCTTCAAATGTAGGACGAGCCTTGTTCATGATCATATCAAAGATCTTTTTACCATACTTGAATAGCATTACTTTGCCTTCGTTTTCTGGGTGTTTAGGATCTGATACGACTAGGATGTTTGAGATGAAATGCAATCTACGTTTTTGTAGACGAGCGATCTCTTTATTAGCGTCTGAACCAGAGTTCCATAGTTTTGTATTGAGCTCGCCAACTGGATCGTTCTGACCTAGTGTAGTGAGTGAGTTCTCAATGTACCATTTACCTGTTGGTCCTTTGAAGCCATGAGAGAAGATCTTAACCCATGGAAGTTCATCACCTTCTACACGTGGTAGGAAGCGAATGACTGCTG